CACTTGCTTCACTAGCAGACATAGCAGCCACGCCGGTATCTGAAAATTCATAACCACTCTTAGCCTTTAAATAAAAACTACAAGTTTGGTTTATTGAAGTGCCAGAAGTTTTGTTTTCTATTGTTATTATACTACCTTCTGCTGTAACACCAGAAACTGGTATTGCTTCAATAGTATAATGATTAGATCCACTATCTAGAACTCTCACAATGATATCATAAGTTGATATACCTGTTGAACCACCAACCCCATCCGTTTTTATACTACCTATACCCTGTGATGTAAACTCTTGTACATCTATGCTTGCACCTGATTTAGGAAACTCTGATCCTTTTATATAATTAAACCATTTACCTTCTTTTTCTATAAATTCGTTAACAGAACCAGACTGTTGATCTGTAGTTATACTATCGCAGTACCAACCATTTTTAGCATCTTCATTATAATATTGTGCGCCATAACCAACTCCACCATCACTATCATGACCATCATGTTCTAAAATCTTAGATTGAGTGCCTTCATAGTTTAATGTTTTAAAGTTTTTTACTTGAGATGGACCATCATTAAATATTAATTTAATAGATGAACCTGGATTTGTACCTGCATAAAAATCTGTTCTTGTTGCGTTTTTATTATGCTCCCACATCTCCCCATCTTTAAATGTATAATATTTTCCGTTTAAAGATAAACCTTCTTCTGGGATAAAAGATTTTCTACTTGTCCAACCTCTAACCAACTCTGTAAAACTTATAGTGTCATCGTTTAATGTTAAATTATAATTACCCTTATCTTCATCATAAGTACCTAATATACGGGAACCAGTTGTGTTATTATTAAAAGCATCTTTGAAATAATCAGTCATTCCATACCTACTTATTTCTTCTATACCATCTCCAGATAATCTACATACTGTATTTCTATTTTTATCAGTAAAGTATATTCTATAACCATATGTGGCAAATGATTCAGGATTTGTACTTATCCCATATTTCCCGAATGTATCAGGTATTATTGTTTGTGCTAAAACTTTACTTGTTGCTGTTAAGTTAGTTGATCCATCAGCATTATATAAAGCATCTTTATTAGTTAATATTTTTGCAACTTTATCTTCACAGAAAGCAAGTAAGTTTGTTTGTCTTGTGTGTAATTTTTGAATACTACCATAAGCTGGATTTAAATCTTTTGTTATTTTTTCAGCTTGTATAAACTGATTAGTTTCGTTAACACCACTTTGAGAATTATATATACCAGAATATATTAATCCAGAAAACTTACGATCTTCTTTGTATTGTTCTGCTAATTCAGTAGATACTCTAGGTCCTTTATCAATAGTAGGTGCATTATAATCATCTCTTATTCTATTTGATTCAACACCGTTGCCAAATGAATAGCAATTAAACCAATCTAAAGTTTGATAAGTTCCTAAACCAGATATAGGATGTGTTTTACCAGTTTCATAATAAAGATTTAAATCTGGTCTTTCTTTTGGTTCAGTTTCAAATATAGCTGGATTACTACTAGCGTATGAAATACCATCATTAGTAGGAACAACTATCTGCAGTTCAGTATATGATTTTCTTGTATTACCTGTATTATTCCAACGAGTTAATGGATATTGATTAACACCGTTTTCATCTTTAATGTTTGGATCAGAAGGTGTTACGCCATCAAATTCTCCAGCTTTACTTGGGTTCCATTTAAGATTTCTACCTAGTTCTATTTCATATCTTATAGCTTTGTTACTAGAAGGCTTAAAAGCATTCCCTGTATAAGAATTATTATAAGGAAAACCCCTTTCATAATTATTCATGTGGTACATGAGAGAATTACGTATTTTGTAAACCGTTTGATCTGGGTCATCTTTAAATCTTATTCTAGTATTATTAGTTCTTAAAGCGTTATGCACCGCAAAATTAGTTGTTTTTGTACCACCAACTGAACTTTTAAATTGAGACAATCCAGGCCAATACCATTCAGGGTTTTTCGTCTTATCATCATCTCCAATTTCTATTAATCTGATATCGATGTATTTACTACCTCTTGTAAACCCTACTCCACCGCTATTACCATGCCCATTTTGAGGTCTAGAATGTTTACCAGGTGCTCCATCATCAATACCAAATACTTCTTGACCTCGAAAATCTTTTCTAGAATTAGTGGCACTAGTAAAATAATACAAATTAACAGCATGAGCAACTTTATAATCAGCATTTGCATCATCACTTAATATATATTCTTCTAATATAGAGTCTTTATTTATTTTAACAAAAAACCTACCACCGAACTCTGGTTCATTTACTGTTTCTTCAATTGCATATTCAAATTGTAAACCTCCAGCTTTACCAGCAGCCTCATCACTTGTAGATAATTGAGTACTATCTGTAATAACAAAATTAACGTCTGATTTAAAAGGTACTTGACTTGTTACTGTGTAATAATCTTTTGCATCTTCGTAATCACCATCATCATTGTGGGATGTTCTAGAAATAGTACCTACAGGATACCAATCACTTGCGTTACCAGATATTGTTTTTATTCTAAAATACTTATTACCTACAGTTTCAGACGCGATCCTTTCTAAAGATGTATTATCCATGTCTCGACCAGATATAATCACCGTTGTATAATCTTTCTCAGGAATACCGTCAGTCCAATCATTACCTTGACCAAAACTTGTAGATACTATACCTATACTTGTTTTCTGTAATTTTAAAAATTCAGGTGCTTCATTTTCTATAGCTAGTATTTTGTATTTAGCTGAACCAGTTATGATAACCGCACCAGAACTATCATGCTTTTTCTTTAGTATTAAATAATCATCAATTGTTAGTTTGTTTCTTTCTGATGAAGGAAAACTTATCCATATATTACCATCTTCAGCGTTATACCAACGATCCATAGCTAAATTATAATATTGATCAGACGGTTCTTTTATATAATACTTGAAGTGTGTAGCCCAATCAGGTGGATCATTTGTTATTTTAACTTTTACTCTATTTGATTTTACAGCGTCTTTTTGCTGTATTTTAAGTGTAGCCTCATCATTAGATAACACTGGTGTTTGTCTACCGTATTTATCTAAATAAACTACACCTACTTGATAATTTCTAATTGATTTTAATGATTTTACAGGTTTACCTGGTGTTATGTCTATAGTTGTATGTGCTACATCAAATTCAGGATCAATAGGTATATTATATTGATGTAAATAGTTACCATACATTAATCTATTTCCAGCTATTTCTTGTGCTTTAGCTTTTCTTGGAACATTGTCCCATGGTCTTAAAGATTGATTAGATGGTATTAAAGAGTGTACTATTTCAGATGTAATAGGAAGTTCTGTTTCGTTATCTTTTAATGTTTCAACTACGTACATATTAGTACTAACAGAATCTTTATAAAGAACATCAACTTCAACAACGTCGTCTGGTTTAGTTTCAAAGTTATTAATTGTTATTTTTCTAACGTTATTAGTCATCGCTAGGTTATAACCATTTTCAGCTTCATAATCAAAACCATTGGCTTCATCTGCTAAAAAAGCAACTGGTGTCCACGGGGATATTACTGAATATTCACCATCTTTATATTTCCACCTATAAGCAAATCTTGGAAATTTTAATTCATAAAATGGATCTTTCTGTTCTAATTCACAATCCCATACCATCTCGTTAGATGAGTCGTTAATTTCAGATGATATACTTACAACACTACATTTAAAAGTTCTTGAGGTTGCATTAAAACCAGTTTGTTCTTCTAATTTTAATCTAACTTCTACTTCTTCATCAATATCATTGACTTCTGCATCTGCTGTTAGTTTAACAGTCTGTCCAACCACCCAACCTGGACTTGGTGAAAAAGTTATAGCGCTAGGTAATTTCACCTCAACAGCACTACCACTAGTATAATCATAATATATATTACCATCAGCATCTTCAATAGCTGCATCAACATTGGTACCAGATGGAACAGGTGTAACAAGACCTCCAACAGAATCCAGATATGTAAAGAATTTAGCCGCGGTTGTAGTTACAGAGTTAGCGTTTCCACCGTCTTCAGTGCTACTTAATTGTAGTTTAGGTGCAGTTAATGGATATCTTTTAATTACAGTTATATCTTCTTCTTCTATATGACCATTGTCAATACCATCAATTATATGTTTTGTATGAAGAACATTTGAACTAGTACCATTTTTACATCTTTTTATATGTATTTTTTTTGGCTCCGTTACATTATCAGTCCACATTAAAAAGCCATCTAACACGTTAATACCAGTTATATGAACATCTTTATCAAAATTTAATGTTTTATCAGCAACAAATGTTAATGTTCCAGATATACCACTAGAATAATCGCCTCCAACACCAGATAAAGTTAACGTTGTTCCTGATATACTAGCTACGGTAGTATCAGCTGGCACATTAGTACCACTTATTGTCATACCTGCTCTTATATTAGCATTCCCAGAAGAAAGTGTGATTGTGTTTTGACCGCCTGTGTGTGAAGATACTGTGGCGATATCTTGATATATATCAACAAAAATAGCTCTTGGAGTATCAGTTCCTCCAACTAAATCATATTCCGCAATTAAATCTAAACCTTGTTGACCTGTTGAAGGTACTGGTCCAGCTACAAGCCAATATATTTTATCTTCTCTACCGTAAGATACAGATCCAACACAGGTGCTACCAGATGGTGCTATTGTTGATACAACAGTATTACCATATGACGTTTCCGCTACACCGACGTTTGAGCCTTCTGACGTAGCAATATCTATGTTTAATGCGTCTCTGTATTCACCGCTTGGGACCAACCTTTCGTCAAGGTCTTTATTCATTTTCCCTGAGATAAAAGTATTCTTAATTTCTGGCATGTGTTAGTGTTTTATTTGCTTAGATTTACCTCTCATTACTTGTGTTAATTCTTCAAGTTTAAGATTAGATAATCTTAATTTTGCTTTTCTAATTTCAGCAAATCTTTCTTTTTTAAATCTGGCTACTAAATATTCTGGAGTATTTATTCTAGTTGCTAAAATAGCATGAGCGATCCATTTATACATTGCTTCTTCAGCAAATTTATGAACTATCTTCTCTGCATCTGTTCCTACCCCATCGCTTATATACTGTAATGTTATAGTTTTACCACTTAAATTTGAACTAAAATATATAACACCTCTTGAGTTGTCAATAAAAAATACACCATTCTGGCCAGAGTGTTCAGGTTCTATACCAAATCTTCTTCCTTCAAAAAATACTTCATCTATATCATCTGTGTCACTATCATCAGTATTTCCACCAGAAGTGTCTTTAAATTTAGTCCATGTTTCTGAATCAGACGACAATAACAAATCACCATTAGCATCGTATAAATATTCATAATCAGCATTTTGTAATATAGCGGTGGGATTACCAGTTTTTCTAGCTGGTAATATTAATCTTTGTATACCACTATTATCTGTAAATGATAATTTTACATAATTAACATAATCATGCGGTAACGACATCGTTAATGATGGTGGTAAATCTATTTCTTGACTTTTTGCTGATCTAAATGTGTCGTAACTTAATTCTTGAATAGCTCTTTGTGCGTGAAAAGCGATATCTGCTCTTCTTACTTTTGGTATTATTTTATTTTCTCCAACATAACTAATTATAAAGTTGTTGACAATATCATCTAAACTTATAAACTGATAATTACCTAATGATTCAGAAAAAGCGTTTTGTTTTACTAAAATAACATCATGAAGAGCTGGTTGAGTCCAGGTACCACCGGTTGCATCAAATGTTAAAACACCAGTTCCTGAATTATACGGTGTTGCATCATAATTTGAAACATTAACCTCAGAACCGTTTAAAAATACTGTAAGATCAAGTACATTGGTTACTTTTGGATCAAACGGTAAAGTTATAGCTCTTGTTGACGCAATATTATTTGCAGCTGTTACTGTTACTGAATATTGATTTTCATAATACTGTAAATGTGGTATTGTAAATAGTGCCATATCTTATTATTGTTTTTCTTGTTGTTCACTTTTAGCATCTTCTCCAGCTGCCATTTGATATAAATTAGGATCATTTAATGTTATACCAGCTAAAGCTAATATTTTTATTACTAATTCTGTTTCTTCAGAAGCGTGTAATTCAAAACTCAAACTATTAGTTGCATTATACAAAGGATAACTATTTACTAATGTGTAATTCCAGTTGACAGCTGCGGGTCTAGCTATATAATTACACTTTATATCTGTTTCTACAGTTATAGTAGGATAAGTTTGAAAAGTAAGTTCTGTTAATTGTACATAACACGGACGTGTTAATGTTGGTGCTGTTAAAGGAGAATTTTGTATATGATGTATTTGGTTTTGATTTATTTTTTCTATTTCAACCCATTGATCAAGGCTAGCACATTTGTAATATACTTCACCCATTCTATAATATGCTGCCCAAGTGCCAACGCCTGCAGCAGATAAATCTGTTATAGCTTGTCTATATCTTTCGAATATATCTATTTTTTCATTTAACATATCAACCATGTCAGCATACGTGGTATCATTACTAGGTTGTGTTAGAAAAAATTCTAAATCATAAAAATATTGCTCAAAAATATCCATCTGAGCTTGGTTGGCATGCAAATTAAATTCTTGAGGTGTTATATAGCCTCTTTGTTCTTTGTTAGCTATTGCCTGAACTCTTTGGTAAACTGTATCTATATTTACTGCCATAATTTCTTTTTTTATAGTAAGTGGTCACCTATAGAGATGACCACCTCCATAAATGATTATTATTTTAATCTTTTGATAATTGTTTTATGAACTTCCATTCCTTCATCGGTTTTAAACCAAGCCGCTAATGCGGAGTATGGATTTTCATCAAACGGGACGGTTATGATTTTTCTACCATTACTTCCCCACATGATATTTCGTTGATCTCCAGAAATTTTAAGTAATCCAGCTTCAACAGCTTTTATACCAATATTTCTTAATTCAACATTATCATCTTGTACTAAATCTAAGAACAATTTAGGATTATTCCTAGCCATTAATAAAAGATCTCTTTTAATTTCAGAGGATTTCATTTTATTAACACTACTTCCTTGCTCGACTCTTAATATAGCCTCAGCATGTTCTACATCTAGTTCTTTTGCTACATTTAAAGCTTCAATTTCCATTTCCATCCAAGCTAATTGATTAGTAGCTTTCTTAACTGAATCTCTCATCATAATCGTATTATTGATCATTAATGGATGATAATTTAAAAATAATTGAAGATTTTCTTGACTTTTAGGTACGTTTAAAACACCATTTCTAAAAACAATGTGTCCCATTGTAGCTGTACCTTCTTGTTCATCTAAAAAAGGAGATGGCATATTTGTTGCGTGTCTCATTTCTCTATTATGTCCTAATTCTTCATCAAACCATAATAAAGGCGCTCTTTTAGAATGCCTTGCTCTAACAGTATAAACCAAAGGTTCTTTATTGTTAGCTAGATAGTATTCTCTATCTTTTCTTTCCCAATCTTTGGGTTTTGTTATTTCTATTTTTTTTCCCATAATATAATATAATTAAAAAGTTAATAAATAAAGGTGGAGGGTACCGAAGTACCCTTTACCTTTAATTTTAGTTGCTACTAGCTAGTTGCTTTGAATATTACAAAGTTGTTAGCAGCTTGAACACATAAACATCTTTCTGACAAGAAGTTTACAGTCATTTCATCAGCGTCAGATGTGTAGTTTCCACCAACAGATCCAGTGATCCATGATTTCATTTTTCTATCATCAGCTTCAGAAGCTCTATATCTAACGTGTAAGAATGGTCTAGATATGTTTTTACCCATACTTTGATCATATACAGTAGAAGTACCTGCTGGTACTAATACACCTTCTACGTCAGCTACTAAGCCTCTAGTTGTTGAATCGTTCATATATTTCCAATCAGTTTTGTAGAAATCATAAGAACCTCTTCTGAAACCAGAGAAACCTAGGTTAAGAGCCATACTCTCTTCGTTATCGAATAAACCATAAGAAGCTCCTGCTTGGTAACCAGCGTTTAACTGACCTAACATACCATCGATAGATAGAGAAAGATCTCTTGAACAGAAAATCATATTTTCTTCAATAGAACCTTGCTTGTCTAATTCTTTAAGAATGTTATCAAATTCAGTTAATCCTGCTAAGTCATTAGCATCGAAGTCTTGATCGTTATAAACGATACCTCTTGATTCCACAGCAGCGAAAAGACCTTCAGATCCAGAAATACCAGTTGCATCAATAGTTGATGTACCAGATACTACTTTCTCAGCTTCAATCATTGCCATTTCTAATTGATCTTCAAATCTAATTCTTGCTTCATGTTCAGATTTTAAGTACCATAAGTACCCGTCACCACCTTCTTCAGTAGTAACTTCAACCCAACCAATTTGAGCAGTATCAGAACCGTTAATGCTGTATCTATCTCTTAGAATAATAGGCTTATTGCTATAAGATTGAAATTTAGCATCAAGAGTTCCTGCTAGATCTTTTGATCCTTTTTTGTATTCAGAACCATATACAAACACTTTAAGATCTGTATCATCGTTCGCCATACCTAAGTCTGTTAAATCAGCTTTAGTATATGGATCACAAACAACAGTTGTGTTAATAACTTCACTTACGTAACACTTTAAAGTTTTGTAATCGTGAGCAAGTACTACAGTATCACCAACCTTTAAGTTATGATTTGGTGATGCAGCAGAAGAAGCTCCAAATGTTCCAGTTGGGAAAGATATTTTACATGCAGCACTTTCGTCAAGCATAGTAACGCCTTCATATGCAACGTGTATTCTTCCCTGTTCTGACCATACGACTTCATCAGAAGCCATAGGCATTTCAGCACCTACCAATGAAAGGAAGCCTGATACAGTACGATTACCATATCTTTCAACTTCTTTTTCATAAATTTCCGGTAGGAACTGTTTTGCAAAAGTTTCGCCAGTTCCGGCAAAACTTAAGTAATTATCCCCAAACAACCCTTTAATAGGTCTGGGGGTTAAGTGCGCTAATTCCGCACCTGTTCCAGCTAATGCCATAATTTTTAATTTTTAATTGTTAAACTTATTTTCGAATTTTAATTTTAAAATCAGAAGAAGTATCCCCAGGAATTGCTCTTACTTTTAATCCACTAGCCATAGCATTTGGATGAGTTTTACGTGGTTCCATACTAACATTTTTAGATTTTGCCACACTATCTTTTATCGCATCTGCTTTACCTTGCTCATAAAAGTGTTGAGCTACAACATCAGGATTCATAGCTGTAAATAAAGATTTATGATAACCTTTTGGATCCATTAATTTACTTTGCTTGTCTAAAAATTTAGCAGTAAAGTTATTAATATCACTTTGATCTGTCTTAGTTTTATCTACATCCTTAACATTGAAACGAAACTTTTTATCTCCAACTTCATATTCAAAACCTTTGAATTCTTTATTAAAAAAGTTGTCTGTTTTTGATAAAAAAGTGTCTCTTTGATCCTTCTCTTGTTTCTCGGTTACTTCCGATTCTTGTTTATATCTATTAAAAAATTCAATAGCTTGTTGTTGTTCAGGGGCTAACTTAGCACCGCTTTTGATTTCCTCATAGTATCTAGACTTTAACCCGTCTAAGTGGTTCTTGGCTGCAGCAACTTGCTCTTTTAAAGCCAATTTTTTTCTACGAACATCTCTTTCCTCGTCAACATCTTCGTCAACGGAAAATTGATCTTCCATTAAGAAACTAATCTCATCATCATTAAGATGTGGTTTAGTTTGCTTGTAATATTCTCTTAATAGTCGATTTTCATCATAACTACCATAATCTTGATTTAACTTAACGTAATCCTCAAGATTTCCACCAGTATCATTCATAAAGTCCATAACCTTTTGAATATTCTCTGGTAATTCCCTACCAGTTGTTTCTGCCTCTTTTACAGCTTCTACAACTTCTTCTTTTGTTGGTTGTTCTTCTACTTTTTCTTCCTCATCAGTTATTTCTTCTAAAACAGGTGTATCTTCTACCTCTGTTTTTTCTTCAGGAGTAACCTCTTCCTTTATTTCTTCAACAACCTTTTCTTTAGTTTCTTCAACAGGCTTTTCAGGAGTTTCTTCTTTAACTTCTTCTTTAACTTTTGTTAAATCAACCTTTGTAGGCTCTTCATCCTTTGTAACTAATTTTTTAGGACGTTTTTTTACTTTAAGAGGTTTATCTTTTACAACCTCTTCTTGTTTTACTTCGGGTTGTTCTACAACCTCTTCTTTTTTAGTTTTTGCCATAATATAATATTATAAAATTATTAAACAATTATTTAGGTTCGAATCTATTCAAACCAAATCCTCCACCCATCACATCATTTCCTGATGATTCAAATTTTTTGGGTGGTAAATCTTTATTTTTTTGATCAATAAGTTCAGATTGCTGACTAGCTTGTATTCTAGTTCTTTCGTCCTTACGATCTTCTTTCATATTCTCTTTTTGATTATTTGAATTTAATTCCATTTGTTTTAACTTCACATTTAATTCAAATTCATGATCCATTAAATCTTTTTTCAATGCAGCTTCATTTTGTTGACTTTGTCTCTCAAAACCAGCTTTAGCTTCTTCTAGCATAACTTGAGATTGAGTTATTTGCTGACTTTTTTGTATTTCAGCTTGAGCAGCTGCTTGTTGTGCTTGCGTATTAGCTTGGGCCTGAGCCTGCATGTTCTCTTGTTGTATTCTCTGATCAGTCTCTTGTTTCTTCTTACGTCTTATTTTAAGGAGTTGATTAGCTAATTTAATATTTTTTATATCTCTAACATCAATAGCATCATCAAGATTTATATTTTCTTTTGATAATGCAATTTGAATATTATTTTCAAGCATTTGCTTCTCTTCATCATCTGGTGCTAATTCAATGAATATACCAAAATCATACAAATGTAATTCAGTTAATTCTTCCAATGTACCAACATTATGAGCACCAATTTTTTGTATAAATGCTTCTTTAGCCGGTGAATATTCTATGATATCAGATATTCTTAATGATAAGCATTCACATAATTCAGACGTTAAAAATAAACCAGATTGTAAAATATGCCTTGTAGCTGTATTACTATTTGCCGCAGCTAATTTCTGAACACCAACTAAAGCTTTAGGATCTGGTGTTGCAGCATCTCTTGCTTCATTTAATCCGGTTACATCTCTTATCATTTGTAAATAATAATTGTATGTGCTAATTAAACTCTGTAGCTTTTGACCACCGCTGCCACTCTGTATTTCTTGTATAGGCACTTTCCCTGGATTCATATCACCCTCTTGACTCATAGATCTACCAATAACACTACCAGTTTGGAAGAACATATTTAATGCTTCTTGTGGATTATAATTTGTTCCATTACCTAAATCAATTTCAGCAAGTCCATCAGCATCTAAATAAACACCGTCTGGTACCATTCTTGCCATTACTTGTTGAAGTTTTAAATGAGTAATCTGAATCATATCAGCAAAACTAGTTATTCTTTGCACTATTGATTCTATATTACCTTGATACATTCTTGGGGCTACAACAGCGTAATTCATTTTAACTTTAGTATGATCACTTTTTGGGCGCATCATATTCTTCGCCATTTCCCACTTTAATATTTTTTCTTGACCTAAAATTTTAACACCTTCATATAAAACCTCTAAAGATCTTTCAACTTTTTCAAACTTGTCATTTAATATATCTCCAGGTGGATTAAATTTATCATCTTTTACAATAACTCTAGAACCACCAGTTGAAGTTTCTTTTACTTTATAAACTTCATTCATGTAGGTTTTATAATTATAATATAAAACTTGTATTTGATTATTATCAACTTTGTCACCATCACCAGTTTTAAAAGAGTTTTTCCCCGATCTTTTGGTTAAACTTTGATTAGATATTTCTACCAATTCAGATTCTGTTAGATCTGGAAATTGTTTTTTTAATTCATTTATTGGTATAGTTTTAACTTCACCAATATAATATATATCATCAAAGTAAGGTGATTCAGTATGAGAATAAACTAAATTAGCAGGATCAACATATTCTACTTTAACTCCATCAGCTGTAGTAAACGTGTTTTTAATAGCTCCAATACCTAATACAGTTAAATCATAATAAACCCTTTTTTTAATTAACTCATATCTATTACCTTCTAATAATACGTTTATAGCTTGTTCTTCAGCTAATTCAATGTTTTGTTTATAACTTAATTGCATGTGTAATTGCAATTCTTCCTTTGTTTCAGGTAAATCTTCAGCAGGAATAGAGTTTAATTCCATGTTAAGATTATCTCTTACAAACTCAGATATTTCTTTAGTTCTCATTTCATTGAGAACTTTTTGCATATATTTTGTTCTTTTAGCAATACCATACGGATCTTGAGAATATGCTTTTATATCATACATTCTTTCAGCCATACCATTTACTACTATATCAACAAATTTAGGTATAATAGGTACTGGTTTCCAGTCTAAATTAAGATAAGATAAATCACCATTAATTGATAATTCATCTTTGTATTTCTGTATTGATTGTTCTCCACGTGCGTATAATCTCAATTTATGAAATTTATTCGTATTGTTGTAGTATCTATTACTACCAGCATCACGATCAAACCACTCACTCTCAATAGCTTTACCTACGTCAAGTCCATACTCTTTACTTAACTTTTCAATATCGCTAACGACTTGACTTGGAAAATTACTTTTAATAACTGATTCAGCCATATTATACTTTTATTAATTTTGATTGCATGCCTTTTTGTTTATATTTAGCTATGCTTATGTTTAGTTTTTCTTTTTGTACTTTTGCGTTTGGAGCATATAAATGTCTATTACAAGCCATTATAGCTAACCCCGAACTAATAGTAGCATCAAATTTTGTTCTATTATTAATATCAAATTTAGCCCAATCATTTAATGTTCTATTAAAATACATGTTACCATGTGACCCATCAGATGACATACCAACTTTGTCTTGTATATACATCTCAATAGCAGCAGCGTGTGACTGCTTAATATCTTCACTTGAATTTGGTATTCCACCAACTTCTTTTTCAGCTGTGGATAGTTTATTCCAAACTCTATCAGGTCTATTCATGGAATATCCCCTATAACCACGTCTTCTTAAATAATACAATAGACGGGGTTTATTATTCTCTGCTAGTATAGGCATCCCGTAAAAAACTAATGCCATTAGAACGTCCTCAAAGAACATCTCAGCAGTTTGTGGTTTAGCTACGTATTCTAAAAAAAATTGACTTGAAGGACAATCTTCCAAGGAAAATTTCGTTAATCCATGTAAAGCACCTTTTGACCCTTGACCATCAACGGTTCCTGATATATCATAACTATCGCATCCAAATGCGCCCATGTGTTCATTACCAGGATGTTTTCTACCATTTTTAATAAAATGATTGTTTTGTAAATTTGTTGGTGGTACCCAACTTATTTTAAATCTACCTTTAGCGTTAGGATAAAAAATAACCTTAGTATCTTTTATTCCATTAACCCATTGAAAGCTACCAGTGGTTAACTGTGTTCTATTAGCAACTTCTTCATTAAAATCTATTTGCTCATATATTCTAGCTAAATTAAATATACTATTTTGAGTTTCATCTCTGAAAGCATGTTCTTCAGTTCTTGGAAATTGACGATAAAATTCATTTAAAGCATCGCCATCATCTTTTAAACCATCAACTTCATTCTGCCAATGTTCAATAATACCTATATCTATGTAATCTCCGAATGGACCTTTAACCTCTGTTTCTGGTGTATCGAATACAGGGTGTCCATAAGAATCAATGAATCCTTCGTAGTTCCATTCCATAGGTATGAACAGAGAATATAATCCTGAGCTAGTCTGTCCGTTGCGGTTTCTTTTTGTAACATCTGAATTATTATATAATTTTTTAAAATTATCACCACCTTTATCTAAAGCATTTGAGGTACTACCCATCATACATTTACCAATAATTCTACTACCTAATCTTAATGTGGTTTTTGTTACTCTCCAGTTATTTAAAATATTATTAGGCCTTTCCCACTTACCACTTTCATCGTGTGCTAGTAATTTTAGTTTTTCACCATCATAACTGTTATCACCAGTGTTTTTCCAATCAATAGTGGTATCTAAACCTTGTAATTCATCTGGTTTATCAGAGCTTTGTATATTTCTTCTAGTTAATTTAGAAGCTGGTACTCTATATGCTAATTCTGTTTTAGGTCGATCCATACCATCTTGAATCGGTTTAAAAAAGAATGGGTA